TAACGCTCTTGCGGTATCTGAGTGCTGGGCTATCTGTACAGCCGTTTCTAGTTCTTCGGGCTTCAACACCCGCACAGGGCGAAACCGAAGTTTTGGTATATAACCGTCGTCCTCAAAACGAATTCTTGTGACTACGGTTATGACTGAGGTGTCATGCTTATGCAGGTGTTTTGCATAGTCTTGCATCGACAACCACCCCCTTTCTGCGCTACCAAACAAAGCGTTTGCCGGTAGCTGCAACTGGTAAACTTCCTGCGAGTTGTCTTCAAGAACCACAGCTAATCGCTGCGAATACTTGCACGCACGGGAGCTACCATTACCTGACCCCTTGATGTTCTGCGGACAATCCATACAGCGAGTAGCTTGTTTAGTGTCAGCGGGTACTTCTGGGTCTGGATATTTCATATCAGGTGACCAACATATCGGAGCCGCCGTGCTTTGAGCATTGTAAGCATCGCCGTAGTACATACGACTTCGCTTGGCTGCATCTACTATGGTCACATCTAGCATCTCAGAATCAATCAGACTTTCTTTACCGTGAACCACGGTGCGGAACTGTCCGTTTCTGATACTTATGCGTCTGAAAACACCATCGGTCATCACATATCTTCATCAAGATCAGCGACAACATCGCCCACGGCAGAGTCTATCCCAGATATATCTTGAGTTTCTGTTGCAGAAATACCCGAAGCTGTTGCAGAATTTAATCTAGCTACAGATTTCTCCACTTCAGACAGTTTGAATCGGTAGGTCTTACCTATCTTTATGTAACACCCGTCTCTGGGTATCTGCCCATTACGAATCCACGCACGAATAGTAGACAGGGACACTTTGTAGTGGTCTGCAATTTTCTCTATTTCGACATACGGTTCGGTCACTTTTTCTTCCTCACTTGAATGGTGTATTCAGTCACTGTGTTTAAGCCTTTCGGCAGTTTGTCTGGGTTTTCTTCCAAATACTGCTTCATAGCCCCTTGCGACACTCTCTTCTCAAGCAGCTCTGGCACTTGTTCCTCCACAATAAACTCATGGAAACTACTCCAATCATCTGTGAAGTATTTAGTTTTGGTCATTCTTATGAACTGACCTTCTGCACTACTGAAGTTCGTAGCGCCCTTGTTTTCGGGCCGCTTGAAATACTCCAGCATCTCTTCCCTTATGACGTTTAGTTGCGCTTCCAACTTAGCGTCCTCTTCTTCCCATGCAGCCCTAACTTCGCTACGTGCGTCACGTATTTTTATGAACGTACGTATAAGTCTAGGGTAAAGACCTTCAATATCTTCTGCCATTTTGGTTCTCCACATACCAAGAAAAGCAGTATAGTTATAAACAATGCGTTAATCAAGGATCTCGTTGTATAAATCTATCATTTTTGTGTGTACGTCAATTCTACTATCTAATAACGCATATACCCGCTTCTCTACAAGCGAACCTTGTAGCTGTACCACGGTACACTTGTGATCCTGCCCTTGCCTGTGAACCCGTGCGTTAGCCTGTGCGTAGGTTTCCAAAGAGCTGGTTGGCCCCCACCACACCACGGTATTTGCAGCGGTTAGAGTCACACCATGCGCTGCTGCCTGCGGTTGTATAACCAGCACCTGCGGTGTATTCGTACTTTGGAACTGCTTGAATATCTCGGTACGTTTTGCGCCCGAAACATCACCACGAATTATGTTAGTGGGTATACCATCAGCGGTTAGCTTGTCCGCCAGAATGTCTATAACGTGCTTGAACGGCACGAACACAAGCACTTTCTTGCTGGATTCGTCTATGACCTCACGCAACACTTTGTATCTGTGCTTGATGTCGAACTCCAAAGATTCGCCGTCGTCTGTGTATACAGCACCGGCTGAGATCTGGAGCAGTTTATTCATGCCTACGGCTGCGTTCACAGCGGTTATCTGCTCCCCCGCTGCCTGCATAGTCATCTTATTTTTAAGTTCTTTGTAGTATTTGTTCTGCTGTCGTGTCAGTTCTACCTCGCGTTTGACGTACACCATGTCTGGTAGGTCTAAACACTCATCTTTTGTGAACCGTATAGCTGGCTGCAAAGCATTGAACACCGTGTCTGTAGCTGTTTCCTTGGGCACCCACTTGAAGTTGGTCACCTTGACCATAACTAGATCACGGAACGAACCAAAGAATCGTGGTACAGAGGACGGGTTTACCAGCTTTGCCAGCCCGTAGGCATCCAGTGGACTCTGCGCTGCTGGTGTGCCGGTCATAAGCCACAACCAAGTATCAGGTTTAAGTAGCCTGTTTAGGGCTTTCCATCTGTTGGTCTGTGGGTTCTTATAGTGTGTGGCTTCGTCCACGATAATGAGATCGAAGCCCCCTGCTGCTATGGCATCAGCCACTATCTCTACACCGTCGTAGTTTATGACTACGAATTCTGCACCGGCTTCAATTATCTCTCGTCGCTTCTTGGAAGAACCATAGGCTATATCTACGGTACGGTGCATAGCGAAGGTAAACAGATCGTCTCCCCAAGCTGACTGCATGATAGATAGCGGACATACCACTAGAGCGCGGCGTATGTACCCCTTGCTCATCAGGTAGTCAGCGGCCCATATCGCACTGGCTGTCTTACCTGTTCCTTGTTCGTTAAAACAAAACGCACGCTGATTAAGAGTAAAGAATTCAGAAGTTGTCTTCTGGTGCTTCATCGGTGAGTGCTTACCTGTCCAATCGTACCGTGTACTTATCGGTGAAGGTACGTTTATACCTAAGTTCTTTAGTACACGGGCTTCTTCGACGCCCCAGTTAACAACGACTCTGTTACCTGAAAGTTCTTTACTCTTTGGGATTACGTTCGTGACTTTCTGAGGGTCACGTAGTCTGAGCAACAATGCTTTGTTGTCTATGACTTTCATTTCCACAAATCCACAGACAGATCTATGCCATATTTCTTCATTTTCTTTCTGGCTCTAGCAATGTCTATATCTGTGAGGTCTTCGGGTTTTTTATCGAACGATGCAGCCACCATAGCTAATTCAAAAACATACTGAATAGCGTCTTCTTCGTCTTCAAAATCGTCTTTGTGTTTATCTGTGTTAAATATCATTTATCACCCTTCATGCAAAAAAGCGCGAAGTGGGTGTCCACTACACGCGGTTAAAAAATGGGGCAGGGCAACAGGGTTAGCCTGTTCCGAGCATCCGGCTGAGACCCCTTATCACTAAAGGGTCATACCCCGAAAAGCCCCGCCTTTTGGCGCACGGACGGGAACGTGCTGTTTCAGGGATGGAGTTCCCTTGCCAACTCCGCCTTTGGGCACGAGGACGGAAACTCGCAAGGAGGGAGTGTGTAGTCTCCCTGCCCAAAAAAGTCCCAGCTTCGACCACACGGCTGGGGCGTGCCAACAGGCAGGAAATGCCTTGGTCTAATACGTCATCATCAAAGTGAGAAGAAAAGACAGTAGATAGATCGTCATAATTATACCTACGCCGATCAATATGCCTGTCTTCACCTCATCCTTACTCACCTACGTCTTGGTCTTTGTCCGTTACGACTGCGGTTAGCACTCTTGCTCTCTATCCGCACGCCGTCTTTGTTGCTACCACCCTTACTCAGCATCTTGTTGTGACTGACATCCTTACCCTCACGCTTGTCAGCTTTGCCATTCTTGTTGGCATCGCGTCCAGCCTTATCCATAGCACGCCGTGCACGCTGCCGCTCCATCCTAGCTTCGTGTGCGGGACTGCCAACTGGCGGGTTCTTCTGCTTCTTACGATCCGCTTTGTTCTTGTACGGCATCAGTTCTTTCCGTTATGTGGGCACTCCAACACAGGGCACCATGCTTTGCACAATCCACTGGGGTTGGGGTTCCACGTATCGTTCTCAAAAGCTGTCTCCATGTCGCTGTACTTACCCAGCCACTTAGTCCACAACTTCTCCTCTTCCTTTATGGTGTAGCGATCTCGTATCAGATCATTGCTTACCACAAACAATAGCCCAGCCCGAACAGTCTCCACTTCGGGGTAGTGCTTGAAAGCCGCTAGAGCCATAAGTTCTAACTGGCCTTTGTCAGCGTATCTTGCCGACTTTCCTGTCTTGTAGTCAATAACCCAAGCTAATTTTTCTTCACTATTTAGTATCAATAAGTCTGCGATACCACGAAACCACACGTCACGAGCAAAGAAGCTACATGCTTCTAGGTCTTCGGTCAGCCCCATCTTGATCTCGCATAGCTTCTCGCCTTTCTTGGCGTTCAGTGCATCTAACATACCCTGTGCGTAGCTGAACCGTGGGTCAAGTTCACCACCGTCGCGGATGTATTCTTCCGCAGCTTCGTGAAAAGCTGTTCCATACAACGTAGCCTCAGACTCCTTGAACGGATACTGCTTGAGCACCTTCTCATGGTAGAACTGCTTAGGGCATTGCTGAAATGCCTTGATCTTACTGAACGACCACGGCGCTACGCTCATTTGTATAAGTTACTTTCCCACTGACACACCTCATTTATGTGCGTATGTCGAGTGGTGGGTTCTATCATGCCAACTTTAGTTACCCAACCTAACCGCCGCAAAGAGTTAACCATAGCTCCCCACACGTTATGGTGGTGGGGTTCCGACATGCCTTGCTCTCTACAGTAAGCGCATACTTTTCCACCCTCTACGAAGCGATTTCTAGCCAAATACCTAGCAGCGTGGTGGTAGTAGTTCTGTTTCCATTCGTCGGGTTCATTTTCACGAGCACGTACTATCTCTGATTCAATAAACTCGTGCCTATCCATATCTTCCTTCATTCACAGTCTCCATATGCTTTAGCCATACCGCTCTCACACTCCAGCGGCAATCCCTTCGCCCACTTGGGCACGTATCTCATACACTTCTCGACATACTTCTGGGCCTCTTCTGCTTCAGACTCAGGTACACATGCGATAACTGAGTCGTGCACTGTCAGCACCGCTCGGTACTTGTTGTTTATCAGCAACATCTGATCGCCTATCACACAACGTGCTAACGCTTGGCAGACGTTCTCTATCACCTTACCACCGTAGATCCGCGTCCGACCTTTGCGTGTCTTGTAGCTGTACTCTGTCCCCTGCGAGTTCTGCTCTCCCTTGAGATCCTCATAACGCATTAGGAGCTTAGACGGTAGACGTATAGCTTCCCGGTTTCCTATAACTTCGATCACATCTTTCTTACCAAACTGGTAAGTGTCACCGTTCGCCATACGGCTAACCATGTTCTGAGCTTCGCGCCACACATGACTAATCTTCCAGTTCGCATCACGGTATATGTTAATGATGCGCCTTGCCTCATCCAAATCTATCTCAGTTCCAAACGATTTCAATTGTGCTTGGAATTTCAACGCGCCCATGCCGTACCCAGCACCGAGGATCGTGGTCTTGCCAACGAACCGCTGGTCTTTAGACACTTGGTCTTCTTGTATACCGTAGATCCGTGCCGCCATCTTGACGTACACATCCTCTTTCTTACGGAATGCGTTTGTCAGGTCAGCCTGCCCCGCGAACCACGCCAGCACCCTCGCTTCAATCTGCGACGAGTCACAGTCTATGAGTGTGTATCCGTCAGGCGCGACGATGCTTCTCTTTAACATCTTACCGTTAGGCCCACGGCTGGGTAGGTTCTGTAGGTTGATCTTGTCATCCCCGCCCCACCTACCAGTGTGTGCCGCATAGTACCGCACAGGAACCGGCAGAGTGCCGCGACTTGAGATGTCAATGAACCGTTGCGTGCGTGTTTCTTCTAGGGTGCTCTTGTTACCTAGCCTCGCAGCCACTAACGCTTGTACGTTAGGGTTACTGTGCGTTACAAGGCTCTTGAAACCTTCGTCGGTCTTAGCGAATGCGTAGGCTTCTTTGCCTGTGGTAGTGCTGATTTTGGTGGGCGGCTCGACACCTTTAGACCTGAGTAGCTCGGCAAACTTGTCGTTACTCATCAGCTCTTTCTTGTCGGTCACGCCAGCATCAGATAACAACTTATCCTTATGCTTCTTGATCTCTTGCAAATGCTCTTGCAATAAACACGAATCTAGCTCTAACAGGGGATGTATGAACATACGCAGCGTGCAGTCGATGATCTTGAGTTCCTTCTTAGGAAATCCCTGCTTCAAGAACCTGCTGAACAGTCTGTAGGTAAGCTCCACGTCGTTGATGCAGTAATCACCGTAACTGTCTAACTCGTCATCAGTAAAGTCTTCGCGGCGTTTGTCTAGCGCGTTGAGTATCTCAGTGCCTTTAGCACCTATGTTGTATCTCTCTGCAAGTGCCTTGAGACTTCCACTAACCTCCACCCCATGTAAAGCACGGGCAATACACAGAGTATCAGCCCAAACGCGAGGACGAATATCAAAGAGCCAAGACAATATAGCGCCATCGAACATAGTGTTGTGAGCCAGTACCATGCTGTCGGCCCAGTTGAACTCGTCAAGGTACCCTTGAAGTTCCTCGCGTGTTCCAGAAGCCCATTCGGTAGCGCCATTGTTTACCTTTACCCCTACACCCACGATCTCGAAACGAGGGTCGCGGATGTATTCTTCGGTTGTCATTTTGGTCAGTGAGAAGTCCTTACTGTAGAACGTCTCAAAGTCCAAGGTTATAAGATCCACTACACTTACTCCCTCTCAGATATAGCCGTAACAATTTTATTCGTAGTGGTAGGTATGCGAACAATCGTGCCGCGATCATCTATGGCTTGGTACTGCGCTTCTTCTTCGTTCTTCGCTTTCACCGCCACTTGCGTCGAAACAGTTTCTTCGACAGTCACATAAAACAATTTGAGATCTGTACCTTCAGACATATCAGCCTCCTAGTCGCCTGATCTCAGCGTCGATGTAGAACTTGATCTTCTTAGCGTCACGTAACTCATCACTGTGAGACGATTCGCCGTAACGCATACACGCACGGAATATCTCACCGATCTGAGCGTTCATGTTCTTATACGAGATAAGATCCTGTAGCTCTTTCGCCCCAGCAGGTAACTCGTAATAGGATGCAGTGCTACCGTCACTCCGGCCTGCCAACGTCTGCATTATTGGTGGCTGTTGTGCATTGTCCGCCAGCTTTGTACCCAACGATGACCTTTTCTGTTCCGCTAATATCTCTTCTTTTAACTTGAGTTTCATAGTCGGCCTGCCATCAACGTATTCGATTCCGTTGTCCGACAGCGGTGTTTTATGTACCTGTGGTTTTGGAATGTAGTTCTTGGATCTAACCACAGGAGTTGTTTTACAGAACTCCTGCTTGATCGTCCAAGCATTCCCGTAGCTACACTTCGCCCACGCCGCAGCTTCTTTCGCTGTCGCTTCGGGGTTTTTCTTAAAATACCTACGCAGCTTTGCTGCCTTAGTCCCATTCGTCATCTCGGTCTCCTTTCGTTAAAAATCGAACGTCATCTGACGCTCATCCACTTCCCTTTCATTGAGGATGTCTGCCACTGTGTGCAGGTTGTCCTCGTTCACTACAGCAGCGATTCCACCCGCCGCTCTAATCTGGTTTATGTTCATGTCTTGCAGTGGCGTTGTCTTCCCCTTACCCGCCTTGCACTCAATACCAAAGAACTTACCGTTGTAGCACCCCACTATGTCCGGTACACCACTCCTACCGTAGCCTCCGGTTACAGGATAGAAGTAGTAAACACCTAACTTCTTTAGTGCTTCAGCCACCTTCTTCTTTACCTTTGCCTCTGGCGTCATTGCCATTACGCATCTCCTTTAACAAGTTAGTAACACTCGTCGTGAGTTTCTTCATCTCACGTTGGTTAGACGCAATAGCTTTGGACAGAAAAGAAAAGTCTTCACACATCTCGTCTGTCGCCTTTGCCATACGTTCAATCGAACGTAGGCTTGTCAGGATTTCTTCAAGGGACTGGTCATCCACCTCAAGCTCCACGCTTATCTTCGCCATCTGTTTCTCCTTGGGGACTGGTATCGGTGACCCGTCAAGCATAAACCCAAAAGCTATCTTCGCCTGATCGCAACCCTACTCCCTCTATCTCTGGCTGTTGTGGCTCCAACATATTCAGAACCGACAACTTGCTCATCAACTCGGTAGGTAGAGTCTCCGAACCACGATAGATACCTCCATGTGGTAAGTCAATACATTCTGTACCTAGACAGGTCACCTGCCATATGTCTTTGTCGAGTTCTACCTTTACATGGTAGATGGCCCCTTTATGAGTTAACTTGTTTTGACTACCTAGCGTGGTGGCTATGTCCTCGATCATGCGTAGCACCTCGAAGTGTTTAGCAGACATAAAACATATCCTCATCAACCTTCATACCAACACCGCTCACATAGTCACCCACAGGAGCCATGTTCAGCACGCTGACTTTACCGACCAGATCGCTGTACTTGTCGTCCGTAGAATTTTCCCAGTAGCGTGCGTGCAGGGCATCAGTCTGTATGCAGTCATAGCCAACGGTGTCGATGTGCAGGGTGTCCATGAACTGTGTTCCGTTAGGAATCTGCCCGATGTACACAAACGTAGGTTGACTGCCGATACCGCGCAAGTCTTCTGCCTCCTGCATGTAACGTGTCACGTCCAACACTTTAGACTTCACATCCAGATCAGCTATCTGGTGCACCATGTTCTTGAGCGCAATCAACGCACGCGATTTGCTGGACAGCCCCAGATACGCGGCCCCATCTTTCATTTTGGAATCAACCTCGTCTATCTGTGCGTCGCGCCCTTT